CACCGGTGCTTGCACCCGCACTAGACGTGCGTCTATCGAGAGCGAACAGTGTAGTTCTCGATTCGATCCCATCCCATCCGAAAGGTTGGACACATGTCCGGCACTTATACTCAGACTCGCGACCTGTCCTATTTGGTCAGGGTGCGCCAGCAGGTTACACCTGTTGGTACGACCCCAACGGGGCCGTGGTATGAGTACAAGATGCCTGGACAGCAGGTAACCACTTCGTTCCGAAGTGGCCAGTTGGCCGATCGTCTTGAAAGCGAATGGCCAGATGATAACATCTGGCGTCGTTCTCAAGGAGGACAGAACTCTCAGGTTGACACCGGACACGAGTTTTACTCGCGAAAGGATCAATTCCTGGGTTCGTCGTGGACCTTCCGTGATTGGAAGACTACACGAAACCTCATTGGTGGGTATGAATACCACCAAGACGGACCTCTTATCATCACCACTCCCATCGAAGTGGGGAAGCACTGTTATCCTAGGATGCAGCCACTCCCCGCCGATGGCGGTGCCAAACTCGGCACCGAGATGATTCAGCGGTCGTTGCCAACAAGCGCGAGCACGAATATGACCCAGGCTCTCGCCGAACTCCTCTCTGAGGGGATTCGGGTTCCGAACCTGGACTTCAAGCCGTCTCGTAAAACAGTCGAGGACGCCTACGGCCATGCCGCAGATGCGTACTTGACCTACGAGTTCGGCTGGAAGCCGTTGTATTCTGACGTTGTCTCGTTGATCAACTCCTTGAAGAAGGCTAACGCCATCATCAAGCAGTACTCACGAGACTCGGGCAAATTCGTCCGACGTCGCTCTTCGCTTCCTGCTACAAGCCGTACGACAACCACCGAGATTCCTGACGACACCACTGGTGTCGGCGGTTCTGTCTCAAATATCGGTTGGCGACGGCTCACGGGTAATACCTACACATCGGAGTTTAAGACCGATGTGTGGTTCTCCGGGTCGTTCACTTACTTCGTCCCCGTGTCTGATGACATGATGGCGAAGCTCGAACGATTCGAGGCCCTTGCGAACAAGGTCCTCGGTGTAAGGGCGCAAGCCGATACACTGTGGGAGCTGACCCCGTGGTCCTGGCTCATCGACTGGGTCACGAACGTTGGAGATGTTCTTTCCAACGGCGTGGCTTTCCAGAACGATGGGCTTGTCATGCGATACGGCTACCTTATGCGGAGAACCCGCATTCGGACCGTATGCAGCGCAAACTTTGACTACCCTGTAGGGAATACAGGGGAACGTAAGACGGTGACAGTAACCAACCTGTTCACGTCTGACGTCAAGGAAAGGATGCGCGCGACACCTTACGGATTCGGACTCACTACCGACGCATTCAGCGGTCGGCAGTGGGCAATCCTCGCAGCCCTCGGCATCAGCCGAGCGCCGTCCTCACTCTGATCTCAGAGTGAAAACTCCTACCGTAAAAGCGGTAGGGACGAACGGGGTTCATCCCCACCCTTGATAGGATGCTGCCATGGCTTACGCCGATCCCCAGTCCACCGTTGCTTCCGGGAGTGCAACTTCGCTCCCCCGCACCGGTTCTGGACTTTCGTCTGGCACCTTCAGCTCTGCTGATGGTGCTGTCCAGCTCAATGTCGCTCATCAGAGCGCCAAGCGCTGGCGTCGCACCGCCCGGATCACCCTTAACAAGGTGGTTCCGGATGCGCTGCAGCCTTCGGTGAACACCCCCGTTTACGCCCAGGCCTACATTGTCCTCGATGTCCCCAAGATGGGGTTCACCGCGGCCGAGCAGGTCAAGCTGATCGAGGGTCTCACCACCTGGCTGTCTGCGAGCACGAACGCTAACGCGTCCAAGCTCGTCGGCGGCGAAGCATGACGATTCCGGTCGAACTTCTGACCTTCGTCATCGCGACGTTGACTCTGTCTCTGGTACTTCTCAGAGGCATGAGGCGTGATCGGCCTACGAAGCACTAAGCTCCGTAGCCCATGGCTGAGGATCCTGCTACCTTCCCCAATAGAGAGAGGGAACAGGTGAAAAGCCTGATCGCATTCGCTCAAGAGCTCCTCACAGAGTGTGGGGAGCGATGCGGAGTAAGCACCGACAGAGACGCTAAAACTGTCTCTGTTCGTGTCGAAGCTGAGGGGATCTCGTTTCTGACGATTTCCCTGGCGAACTTTGGTTCGGACCTCCAAAAAGGTCTTGGCCAAGGTTTCGTCGACTCCAACCTGTTTGCCGGTTTCCGGCGCACAGGGGGTCTCCCCCGATTCCTCGGAGGTTTCCTTCGTCTCATCTTCGATGCTCAGACCGGTCGATTGCTCGAGCAGCCAAGCATCGATGCTATCCGGGTTGTGCGTCAGTTCACACTGACGTTCGCCAAGATTCGCATCGAGTGTACTGATACCCGAAACAAACGGGCCATCAGTAGGTATCTCGAGTGTGAGCAGGATGTGAAGTCCTCGGACCTCGCATTCCCTTCCTTTCGGGAAGAGTTTGCGAAGATGGGGACACTGCTCTTCGGACGTCTTTTGTCCGATCTTGACACTCGTGTCAGGGACGGGCAACTGATGCCGCGTCACGGGAATGGTTCGACAGCCGAATCCACGCTTGGCAACGCCAAGTGGGACGACTTCGTCTGGACCGCACGCCTCGATCGAGTTTTTCCAGTGATGGAAAACCTCGTGCCGACTTATCGGCATACAGAGGTGCTTGACCGTGTTCGCATCCTCGAACCCGGGGACGAGCTACCTGTAAAGGTAATGCTCGTTCCCAAGACGCTGAAGACTCCACGGATCATTGCGAAGGAGCCCGTTTGCATGATGTTCATGCAGCTGGGCCTCTTCAAGGCGATCACGGAAGGGATCCAAAGGGATGATCTCCTGAGGAACCTTCTCGGATACCTTGACCAGCAACCGAACCGTCGACTTGCCCGGAAGGGATCGATCGATGGAACGCTAGCTACGCTCGATTTGAGCGAGGCCTCCGACCGAGTTTCCAATCAGCACGTACTGGCGCTGACTCGTCCTTGGACCTTCCTTTCGGAAGGCATCCAGGCTTGCAGATCTAGGAAGGCTGATGTACCTGACCACGGCGTAATACGCCTGGCCAAGTTCGCGTCCATGGGTTCAGCAGTCTGTTTCCCTATGGAGGCAATGGTCTTCACGACCATTGTCTTCCTGGGGATCCAGGACTCGCTCAACCGCCGGTTGACCCGTCGTGATCTTATGGATCACGGGGGTCGGGTGCGCGTCTACGGGGACGACATCATCGTTCCTGTGGAATACTACTCATCCGTGGTGAAGAGACTGGCCAGCTTCGGCCTGGTCGTCAACACCGCCAAGTCTTACGGGACTGGGAAGTTCCGTGAGTCTTGCGGAGGGGACTACTACGATGGACAGGATGTTACACCCGTCCGAGTCCGCGAAGTATTCCCTACATCACGGCAGCACGTAGACGAGATTGTCAGCGCGGTGTCGCTCCGGAACCAGCTCGAAGAGCTGGGCTACATCCGGACCGCAGCGTACGTCGATCAGATTCTCGAGGTTTACCTCGGCCCTCTGAAGAGCGTACCACGCAACTCGTCGGCTCTGGGCCGATGGTCCTCTCACATTCTTGCCGAGAGGATGCATCCTGACTACCAGGTGCCACAGATCATGGCACCCGTTGCAGTCAGTAACCCTCGAGAATCCAAACTCGATGGTTACGGCGCATTGCTGAAGTTCTTCTACAAGGATTCGGTTAACCCGATCCTTGATCCGAAGCATCTTCAACGTGCTGGACGTCCCTCTGCCGTCCGCATCAAGCAGAGGTGGGTTCGTACTGATCGTACCGATCAGCACGAGGCCAGGGACTACCGGGAGTTACCCGGTAGGGTGGGATAATCCCACGCTGGG